CTGTATGCAATGCGTGTCAAGTACATTTGAAAACTTTTTTAAATTATTTTTTTGTTTAAACATAACCGCATCTATCTTTTAGTTTTACCTGCGGTAAAACCTACCTTACCATCCGTGTCAAGTACCACTGTTTAAACATTTAAATAACAGTACACATACTTGGGTGTCAACTCTTGTACTGTTTAAACGCTATGCAATTAGCAATCCCTGGGTGTGAGTGCTAATTGTTTAAACACAACTATAGTTATTTGGGTGTCAACTTTTTATGTGTTAAAACACATAATGCACCCAACGATTTTTGTTGGGCAAAAGAAAAACCCCCGCCAAAGCAGGGGCTTTAGCAGGGGTTTCTTATTCGGCTCGCCTTCCACGAAAAGCCGAAACTTATTTAGAATAGGTGCGAGTCATAGTAACTTGCATGCTCGCTTAACTCATCCTCATACTTTCCGATTGCGTACTTGCGCCAGTCGTGACTGATTGCTGAGCGGTAAGGCTTGAACTTCTGATGCTCAATAATCTTTCCGTTCTTAACCTTGAAGTACTCGCCTTCCTCTGCTGAGTATGACCAGTCAAGGTCTGAGCCAAGCATGATGCCTGCGTTCTCGATTGTCTCCTCTGTTGAACCATAAACCAGCGAACCAGTAAGGGTCTGACCTATCCACAGTGGGCTGTTGGATACACGAGCAAGGTGCAAGGTGTCGCCTTGGTCTTGGGTAATCCAAGCCAGTGCAGCACTACCTTGGATGCGTGTCAGTACCTCGGCAGGATGTTGACCTTTAGTAAAGGCAAGCAATGCAGCGACAGCCTCTGAATCTACTTGACCGATGCGGTCAACCTTGAGTTGTTTAAACAGTTGGTCATCGTTGCTGATGTGTCCGTTGTGAGTGAGTACGATTTTGCCACGAGGAATTGGGTGGTTGTTGTCGTTAATGGTTGGCGAACCCTGAGTTGCCCAGCGTGTATGCAAGATTGCAGTTGTTGCATCCTTGCACACATTCTGACCAGCCTTGGTTGCGATGAACTTAGAGGCTGAGATTGGTGCCTTAGTAATGGCACGCTTTCCCTCCTTGTTAATCCATGCCACACCAGTGGCGTGATAGCCACGATGTTCGATGTCGAGAAGCATCTGCGATGCTAACTCTGTTGTATTGACATGATGCTTTGGGTTAAGGCAGAAGCCTGCGATTCCACACATTTATTTATTCTCCAGTCTGTTAGGTGTTGATGTTCTGATTGTATCACGATTGGTGCGCGTTCCAATAACCTTGTTTAAACAGTCACTTGCAACGAGGTAATCTGCATCTGATTTGGAGTAAACCCCAGCGAACTTGCGCCCGCTTGGGTCTACACCTTCCACGATGTATAACAATTCGTTACTCATTGCTATCTGTTGCCAGTAGGTAGAAGTAGTAAACGATTCCAGCGATTGTCATGAACAGAAGCGCACGACCATCTGTGAAGAATGATAAGTCCATGTTTAAACACCCACTGTTCTTAGTAGTTGCAGGATTACAGCATCCTGTGCATCCAGCACTTTATTGTGATGAGTACGGCATAGGTGTACCTCGCCTCCGAATGGGTGAGCAATGGTGTAATCCCTTGTGTCGTTACAGTTTTGAGCATCGCACTTCATGTTTAAACACGCTCCTTCGTAGTCTCGCCACACTCTTGGCATGACCAGTAGATTCCGTCTTGGCTTGATGAATAGTCAACGCTTGCGCCACAGTCTTTGCATCTCATGTTTAAACACGCTCCTTGTAGCACTTGTCGCACACTTGGTAATCGGTTAGTTCATTCTGTGAGTTTACATCTTGGTATTGCTTTGTCGCTGGCTTGTTACACCATGCACACAACCCAACACGAGTTCCCCACTGCTTTTCAATCGTAATCATGATTCCAGTCCTATCTGTTTAAACAGTGCGAGACTTTCTCGCATCTGCTTGTGCCTGCCGAGGGTAACGCTCCCTCGCTTGCCCACTTGGGGCAGGCTGTCGGCTTACGCCTGACCTTGTAGACTCAAGGCGCGTTGCTTGAGGTATTCCGCTGTTCGTACATCGAGGTTGTCCTGTGCGATTTCATCGAGCAGGGTTTGGATGTTGTTTAAACGGATGTCTGTTCGTGAGTAGGTTGCTCCGAGCAGATTGTTGCCCTTGCTGTAATCAATGAGTCCTGCAATGAACTCTGCCCAAGCAACAGCCTTGCGACCATTCAAGGTGCCTTGGTGTAGGCGAACCTCGATTGTGCCATGGCGGTCAAAAGATTCGAGGTTGAGAGACACATAGCGGTCACCGATTCCGATTCTGCCTGAGCGAATTTGCTCGGCTGTGCGGTGAGCCTCCTCGATTGTGCGGACCTTGCAGAAACGATTGTTTAAACGGCTTGGGGCAACCAAGGTGCCGATTGTCTCGTGTGCTGTGTGCCAGTTGATGTAAAAATTGGCAAGCGCGTTGAACCTATCGTTGAGCGTATCGCCAAAACTGTCGAAACCGATATGGACATGGTAACCAGTTGAGCGGTCAACCCTTGCGCCTGCATTTAACAACAAGCGTGCAACAGTTGATGCCTCGTTTAAACGGGCATCGTTGAGGATTGGAGAAACTACCTCCGCGCCTTGGATTGAGCCGTCATAAACAGCCGTCCACTCGGTTGAGAGGACATGCTGATTGCGAGGGGCGAGACAGTTGATTCCGCCCTGAGTCAAAACAGTTGAGGCGGTGGATGGGGAGATTCCGTTGACCTCGAACTCGAGTCCGTATGTGAAAGTAGACATGGTTTAAGCCTCCACTAGAGATTGGTTGCATGCAGGGCAGATTGGGGAGCCAAGATTCACGAGAGTTGAGCGAGAAACTCGGGCAATGTAGTTGTCGTTTAAACAGGCAACCTTGATGAGGCGAGTTGATTGTTTTGGAGCCTCGGTCAATTCGATTTTGGCGTGAGGGTATGCACCAAGGCGAGCCAAAATTGGCTCAACCCATGAGGGCAAGGACTCGAGAGGCTTAGCAACCGAGGCAGAGGCTCCGCGCCAGTTTCCAGCCTGAGCAACCTTGAGCAGGGGCAGAATTAGACGGGCAACAGTCTCGGCATCGTCCACAGTTGGAGCCACAAAAATCTCGGCTGTGAAATCGGCTGAGGCTGTTGGAGGCACGATTGAGGCTGAAACAGCCTTGCGCCCTGATTTTGGAGGAAAGCCACAGGAAAGGCGAATTGCAGATTCCTCATCGCCTCCGTTTTGGATAGTTGAGGCAAGGTGAGGGCGTACAGCAATGGCAAGGCTTGCCAGCCACTGTTCGCGGTTAAGTACAGGCATTTGGTGCATCCAGTCTGTCGGGGGTTTTGCCGACATGGAGAAATTTAGGGCATCGGTTTAAACACTGTCAACAGATAACGGCAAAAAATATAAAACCGCAGGTCGCTACGCATAAAACTTTTTTGCGACACGAGGCTTTTGGGGTGGATTTTGTGGCACAAAACAGCCGACAGCGAACAGCAAAAGTTTAAACAGTCGTAAGTTACCGATGAGTAACAAGGCTAAAGTCAGTGCTATACACTGATAATTCGTTTCTTACTGTATCGGCGTAACTCTAAAGTGTCGTTAAACAACTGACTTTAGCGATTTACTGGCGAGTAACTTATGGCGGTTGTTGAACTTTCAACTACTTGCGCTGTGCCTGCATGCTGGGGGGGAGCGCGATACTGTGAAACAGCGCGAGCCTATACACAGTCAGCGCCAGCCCAAGCCCTAGCCCTGCCCTGTCCTAGCCAAGCCTGCATGCATAGCCTTGCAAGCAGGTGCTTAACTGTTTAAACAGCAAGCATTGCAGGTGGGTGAGTCATCACCCCAGGGTTATTAAACTGCTGGTATCGGTATCGGTATATCTCTACCTACATAAATTTGATAGTGGTGGGGGTCTGAGCAGGACTTTTACCCATAAGCAACAGTGTGATGTAAATCACACGCTATAAAGTGTCCAATAGTGTCCTTCTGGACACCTATAGTATAGTGAGAGGCGAAAATATCGAAGCCTCTCTGCTAAGCAACAGCGCCCTCTAGGGGCGCACCCTAAATGAAGCCCTAACCTTCGGCTTCGTTTAGACTTCGCCTTCGGTTAGAGTTTGCCCCAAAACTCACCACAAATGGTTTTGGAGCATGCTATGGAAAGAAAGAGAACAACCTCTGCTTCGCATAAAAGCGATGCTATTAAAAAGCAAGTCATTGACTTCCTAATGCAGGGGTACTCTGTCCAAAAGGCGATGGATGCCGTAGGTCGAAGTGTTAAGACCTATGAGTATTACCGAAAGACCGATGAACAATTTGCCTTAGCCATTGACAAGATTCGCTCAATGACAGCACGGGGTGAGGTCGGCTCTCCACGAGGGGAAGTACCACCCTTCCCAGAGTTTTCAGAAAAATTTTTAGGGGTCCAAGTATTCCCCCATCAAAAGCACTGGATTGATTTACTAGAGGGTCGAGAGCCTGAGGATATTCATCCTGCCATCTCCTATGAACCTGGGTCATCAGACTTAATCATAGTCAACACCCCACCAGAACACGCTAAGTCTACGACCATTACAGTCAACTATGCGGTATATCGGATTTGCCAGAACCCTAATATCAGAATCATGATTGTGTCCAAGACACAGGCTATGGCACAGAAATTCCTGCTTTCTATCAAGAATCGCCTAACCCATCCTCGTTATCAGGATTTACAACTAACCTTTGGTCCGCCAGGGGGATATGAAAAAAATTCCGATTCGTGGAAGCAGGACCTAATTTACCTATCCTCCGAGTCTCGTGACTCTGGAGAAAAGGACCCTACAGTTCAGGCTGTGGGTATTCGTGGTCATATCTATGGTGCCCGTGCTGACTTAATCATCATGGACGACTGTGTTGACCACACCAACGCCCATGAGTATGAAAAGCAGATTGACTGGATTCAATCCGAAGTTATGTCTCGTATTGACAATGACGGCGGACGGCTACTGGTTGTAGGTACTCGACTACGCCCACGAGATTTATATTCCGAATTGCGTGACCCTATGCGCTATCCAGACGAGACATCCCCTTGGACATACTTTGCCCAACCTGCCGTATTGGAGTTCGCAGATGACTCGAAGGACTGGGTTACGCTCTGGGCTAAGACCAACATGCCTCCCGTATCTGGCAATGGTGTACCTGATGAGGACGGACTCTACGACAAGTGGACAGGTCCAGCACTGCATAAGAAGCGAAGCCGTATGTCCCCGAACTTGTGGGCGATGGTCTACCAACAGCAACAGGTTCACGAAGATTCTGCTTTCCCATCAGATGCTATCAAAGGCGTTATTAACGGCGCTCGCAATATTGGGATTATCCCGAAGGGTAAGCATGGCGTTCGACCTAATGGTATGGACGGGCTTATTGTGGTTGCTGGTCTTGACCCCGCTGGCTCTGGTTATACCGCCGCTGTGGTTCTTGGCTTGGATGTTTCTACGCAGAAGCGTTACTTGCTGGATGTCTCCAATGTTGCGGGGATGAAACCAGATGAGATTCGTGGCTTAATCAAAGACTGGACTGAACGCTACAGAGTTACTGAGTGGCGTGTTGAGAAGAACGCATTTCAGACAATGCTTACGCAGGATAGAGAAGTCCGTGAGTTCTTAACTCGCAGTGGTTCTATGTTGCGCGAACACCATACTGGTCAGAACAAGTGGGACTCAGACTTTGGTGTGGCATCTCTAACAACTTTGTTTTATGGATGGGATGAAGGCAATGCTCTTATTGAGTTCCCTTCAACACATTCTTCTGAGGGTCTTAAGGCTCTCATTGAACAACTTGTGACATGGTATCCAGATTCACCTAAGTCACAAAAGACAGATACAGTCATGGCGTTCTGGTTTGCAGAACTTGGATGTCGTGACCGCTTGGCAAGTGCAACTAACTTTTCTAAGAATCACAACAGAATGGGCATGTTTCATACGCCGTATGACCGCTCAAAACAATACACCGTCAATCTTGACGAACTATACGCATAGAACAGGAGGCGAATGTGGCTCTATCTTTAGATGATATTAAAGATAACTATGACCGCTACCGCCAGCAATTCGCCGAGCGAGACAGCCGCATGGAAGCAGTGCTGCTTGTCCGCAAGGGTCGCATGCGTGATGTTTACCCAGACCTTTTCCCCGATGGTCCTTTTGAAAATCCTATCGTGGCAAATATGGTGGACATCGCAGCACGCGACTTGTCAGAAGTAATTGCTCCGCTACCAGCATTTAACTGCAACTCACCTACCATGGTGTCAGAGGCTGCTCGTAAGAAGGCAGACAAGCGTGAAGAAATTGTTAACTCTTATGTTGACTTCTCTGACTTGCAGACACAAATGTTTACAGCAGCAGACCGCTATGTATCTTATGGCTTTGTTCCTGCACAAGTAGAGTTCGACATGGAAGCGCAGATGCCTCGCATCCGTTTCTTAGAAGCAGTTGGTTCTTACCCAATCATTGACCGCTTTGGAAATGTTAACGCACTTTACCAGCGCACAATGAAGCCAGTATCTGAACTTATGGCTTTGTACCCAGAGTATGCACACATCTTGTACGACAAGGATGAGCACAACTCAATGACATCTTTGTTGGAAGTTGTGCGTTATCACGACAAAGACCAGGATGTTTTATTTGTACCAACACGCAATAACCTTGTTATTGACCGTGCTAAAAACCCTATTGGCGAATGTATGGTCCGCGTTGTTATGCGCCCATCACTTGACTCACAGGCTCGTGGTCAATTTGATGATGTATTGCCAATCCAAGTAGCAAAGGCACGCTATGCACTTCTCTCACTTGAAGCAGCAACTAAAGCAGTTCAAGCACCCATGGTCGCACCAAGAGATGTCAGTGATATTGCTCTTGGACCAGATGCTATTATTCGTACAGAACGACCTCAAGATGTCCGAAGAATTCCACTGGAGATACCAGCAGGTGCTTTTGCACAGCAGCAGGTTCTTGAAGGAGAGTTGCGTTTAGGCTCTCGTTATCCTGAATCTCGTACAGGTAACATTGATGCTTCAATCGTTACAGGTCGTGGTGTTCAAGCCCTTATGGGTGGATTCGATACACAGATTAAAACAGCACACGCAATGTTTGCTCGTGCATTTGTCGAATTGATGAGCCTTGCTCTCAAAGTTGACGAAATGGTATTTGCCGATGTTGAGAAGAACCTACGCGGTACACGCAATGGAACTCCATACAACATCAAGTACAAGCCAAAGAAGGACATTGATGGTGATTACACCGTAGATGTTCAATATGGTTTGATGGCAGGACTTGACCCTAACCGCGCATTGGTATTTGGTCTACAGGCTCGCGGAGATAAGTTGATTTCACGCGACTTCCTACGCCGTCAGATGCCTTTCTCTTTCAATGCAACACAAGAAGAAGAAAAGGTTGACACCGAAGAACTGCGCGATGCAATGAAGCAAGCGATTGCTTCTTATGCTCAGGCTATTCCAGCCCTTGCTTCTCAAGGTCAAGACCCATCTGACATTCTTTACAAACTTTCATCCGTTATCAATGCACGCCAGAAGGGAACCTCTATTGAGGTTGCGGTTTCTGATGCGTTTAAACCACAGAATCCCCCACCTGGTGCGATGACCCCTGAGGGTATCGTAAGTCCTGACATGATTGGGCAGCCAGGCGCGGTCCCACCAGGTGAGGGCGAACTTCCACTAGGCATGTCTGCAACTGGTCGTATGCAAGGTGTAGCACCAGGACAGATTGCTCCAGGCGGTCGTCCAGATGTTCAATCTCTTTTAGCAGGATTAACAGCGAGAGGCGAACCTAATCTACAGGCTTCTCTCCAAAGACGAGTACCAGTATAAAGGGGGTGAAAAATGAAGAAAGCGACAGCAAAGAAAGCAACAGGAAAGAAGCCAGCGAACCAAGGTTCAGCAGGTAAGCCTAACTACCAGAAGCCTATGAAGTCATCTGTTAAGAAGATGTCTAATAAGTCAGGTATGTTGTACACAACAAAGCAGCCAGGTGGCACACGCGGTAAGTAATTCTTAATCCTGAGCATGATTTAAAACTGCTCAACTAATTTTAAAAGACTGAACTTAATTGTGAGGGAACTATGGCACTGCCAAAAGATAAGAACTTTCAGGTGTCCGCAACAGGCGGAGCGGGAACTAATGGTCAACCAGCACGCTATGCAGCAGGCATAGACGGCGCACAGGATTTTTATGACCTACAGACTGCAGCACAAATGAGTGGCTCAAACCCAGCGTTCTCTGCAGTTCCTTCCCCATCAGGACAACGCCCATTCCGAGGCGACAGCGCAGCACCACTTGTTCGACTAGATGCTCCAACTCAACGCCCTGAGGAAGATGTCCGCACTGGTGCAACCATTGCTCCAAACACAATGTATGCAACAGATGGAATGGCAAACTCAGAAGATGCAGACCGCATGCGTGCAGCACTTCCATATCTTTCAACACTTGCAGAGTTGCCACAGACATCAAATAATTTCCGCAACTATGTACGATACTTAAAGAGTGTACTTTGAGTTTTTCCGAGACACTTGGCAGTTTTGCCAAAAAACTTCAAGGTAACGGATTTGCCAACGATATAGGCTTACCGACTTTATTATACGACCTTGCTTCTGTGTCATCTAATGACAAAAGTTGGGTGGGCGATGCATTTAATTTTGCTGGCAATGCGTTTAGAACATCAGTATCAACAGTATCTTTTCCAATTCGCAAAACAGCAGGTTTTGTAATTCAAAAAGGTTTACTTCCAGCAGCACAAATATCTTACGAAACTGGTGGTCGTTACCTTCGTGAGCCATTATCAGCAGGATTAACAACACTTGCAACTGGTGATGCAAAGAAGTCATGGGAAAATCGTGATGAGATTTCTCCAGGTCAAGCACTTGCTTATTTACAGTCAAAGTTTCCTATAAGTGGAAATATGGTCATGGGGTTTGATGAAGATTTTGACATCTTTAACCCTAATGACCGACAAGATTTTTATACAGACTTTACATTAAATAAACTTAGTGGTGCTTACGATACATTTTTTACAACAGTAACTGACCCACTAGGCAAGATTGGTAAAGCAGCAGGTCTTGCAAAGAAGGCTTTTGTTACTCGTCCACTTGGCGCTGTTGATGCTAACGCACAATCTTTGGCTCGTGATTTCTTTATGCCAAAGAGTATCCGCAAGACAACAATTATTTCTCCTAAGACTCTTGCAGATAATATTAACGCAGGGCGTGAAGAAGGCGGAGAACTTTACAATACGCTTTCATGGATGGCTAAAAGCGACCAAGTTGCAATACGCAGTCACCCAGTAATTGAAGCATCTAACGATGCAGATACATTGTCATACCTTCTTGGTGAGGCAAAGACTGTAGATGATGTTGCAGATGTTCTTATGGCTACAGCACTTAAAGACAAAGGTGCAATGAAAAACCTTGTTGATAAGCGTTTAGATTTTAAGTTTGTTATGGATAAAATTAGAGACACATCCACAACAGAAATAAACATGTTGAACAATGTTCCTACTAACGGCATTGTTGACGACATCAATAAGTTAGATGCTGCAGATGCTTTTCTTAAAGTACTTGATGAAAATGAAGTTTATTATCAGTACCTAACGACACTTAACGCAAAAGGTGCAGACTTAACTAAGCGTACATTTGGTGCTTCACCATTTGAGAAGATGGCTATTAACCGCGCTGAGCGCCGTGCTGGTCGTGTTCGTGGTAAAGCAGATGATGTAGATACTCCAACAAACTTCCCTACAGTAGGTTACTTTCAACCAACAAAGTACCACCCGCTTGTTGCGGTTGTTAACTTTGGTCTAACAAAGGTAGGCGATGCTTTCCAAGAAAAGCCAGCAGGATATATTAACCTTAACGATTCTGATTCGTATAACGAAATTGCGGCATTTGGCGGGCTTCTTCGCCGCATTGTTGGAGAAGAATCAAACCCAATTATCGAAAGACATTTAAACGACTACATCCAATCAGGTGGTACTCCTGAACTTCGTGCTCGTGTAGTTGAGTCATTTGAAGATTTAGCAATCACTTCTATTAACCGCAAACTTGGTATCTCTGATGAAGCAGGTGCACAGATTTGGGGCGCATACAAGTCTCGCCGTGAAACTGCACGCTCTATGATTCGTGACCGCAAGTTCTTGATGACTGATGACGATGTTATTCTTAAGGTTCCTTACCTAGAGCGCCAAGGTGCCAACGCATTACCAATGGTTGACCTTGAAAACTACGAGCGCGTTCTTACAAAGAACAAGGGTTTGTTGACTGCTCTTGAAGGTGGCTTCAATGTAGTAGACCCAGATTCATGGCGCTACACCACAGGTATTTTAAATGATATGTGGAAGGCTTCTGTTCTTCTTCGCCTTGGTTACACAGTAAGAAATGTGTCAGAAGGTGCAATGTCTATCATGGCTAAGGGCTACGGCTTGATGGCTCTAGGTGACTTAAATCGTGAAGGTTTTGATGCATGGTACACAAACCGCATCCGCGACATTGAGCGCATTACAGACCGCCGCATGGTAGCGCAAGGATTGCGTGAAAACTCTGTAGAGATGCGCCGTGCGTTTGCTGAGAAGCAGTATGAATTTATGGCTGCTGACCGCATGTACAACCAACTACTTGCGTATCTTCCAGCAGCAGAGCGTGCTTACCTCAATGGTAAGTTAGACGAGGGACAACTCAGAGAAATTATTGATGTGTTCCAGTATTCAACTGGTGAGTACCTATACCACGGAACACCTACTCCTATAAATGGGTTTGATAACACTCGTCCATTAGCGATGAGTTTATCTCAAGATATTGCTAATCGTTATGCCGATGCTGCTATGCCACAGATTTCAGCCTCTGAAATTTACAAGCGCAAAACTGGTCGCGCATACACAATGCCAAAGAACCTTCGTACTCGTGAAGGTGAACTTGTTAAAGAAGGTAAAGCAAAAAAGCCGTCACTTTCTATGCAAACCATCGCAGCAGATATGCGCGAAGGTTTTATCAATAGCACTGACAATGGTAATCAGGTAGAACTTCTTAACCCTCAAAGTGGTGAATGGCGTGCTATCAACCCATATAATGTTTCACAGAAGATGCTTGTTGAAGGCACATTCCGTATTCGTAAGCCTGGTAATCAGGGAGCAACCCTTGGCAACAAGGTGTACGGACTTCCTGTTGATGTGCGTTTGTTTAATGGCAATCGTACTCAACTAGGACTCAAGGATTATCCAGAACTGCAAAAGATTCTTGGTGTTGGCGAAACTGCTGGCTGGAAAACTCGTGCAGCATGGGAAGGCAAAGAGGATGCAATCCTTGGCTGGATGCGTGCTAATGGTGTTGGCAAGTTAATCTTGCCTGACACCAAGGCTAACGGTGGTGCAACAGCACTTGTTGACCCTGACATGGTTGAAGCCTTTGGACAGCAACCATCTGTTCGACTTGCTGAGCAGCGCTTAGATGCAATTAAGAAGCAGCAACAGTTGCTATCAGAAGAATCTCGTGTTGCTAAACTTATTGAAGATACCATTGCAAATGGTGGAGCAACAGTTTCATTTACTGGAGATGTACCTACACAAGGTTACTCTGTTGCAGTTCGTGGTGCTACACATACATTTTCTTTAGAAGATGCTCGTAATAATCCACAGGCATGGATTGATTCCGTGGCTGCACACTTTGAAAAGAACCTTGAGAAGTTTGGAACAGCAGACCACTTTGGCACTTGGGTAGAAGATATTGATGGCGTGCCACATATTTGGGCTGACCCTACAAATGTTATTGTAGACAAAGCAAAGGCTGCTAGACTAGGACTTGAAAGAAACCAAGTTAATGTTGCTGACCTAGCCGCAATTAAAAGAGGCGACTGGGACAACGCTATGATTGACACTAAGGGCACAGGAGATAAAAATGCCAGCGCAGAATTTGCATTGGGTCAAGGCACCCAAGCCAGTATCGGAAATGTCGCAAGAGGAACGCAAGGCGTTCGCAGAGTTATTGGCACAGAGGGCTTTGGAAAACGCATTAGCGAACTCGAAGCCATCCTCAGCACAGGAAAGTATCCAACAGACGGGCTTGTAAATCTTGTTCGTGAGTTTGCTGATGGGCAGGCTGCAGCAAAGCGTGACATGAATGGTCTATTAACTAGACTAGATGCACGCCTTGTAGAAGAAGCACGGATAGCAGCACCTCGTGCTATTCAGGGTACAGGTCGCCGTTTTGAAACTCTTTATGATGGAACAGTTATTGAGATTGATGATGCTTTCCGTGGTGAAGGTGGAGCAATTCTTTTATCTCAAACAGATAACGCACAGTCTTATCGCAATTTTGTAGACCACCCAGCACAATTATTTAGTGCTGAGCACACAAACTTTACCGAGGCTCGTCTTACACCTAAGATGCCTGAGTACTACACAGGTTATGCAAACCAACTTAATACTTTCTTCCGCTCACCTGATGGTCGCATTGACCCAGTAATTGAAATGTTCCTTAATGGAATGAAGCCAGAGCAGGCTGTTGCTTGGTTGCGTAAACCAGAAAATGCTACTTATGCTCGTAGGTTTAACATTGATGTTCCTGGTATCAAGGTAATGTCAGAGCGTTTAAATGTATCTATGGATGCAGAAGATTTTGTTGGTGACTTATACAGCGCCTATAACCGCTACCTTCCAGATGGTGAAGTGCAAGAAGCCTTCCGTAATGGCGAAGCAACCGAGCAATGGTTGCGTACTCACTTTACTGATAACCCAGATATGCCAGACATTATTGGTCGTATCGTGCCTACAAGCCCAGAAGCGGCTAACTGGCGTGAGGGTATGAGTAAGGTTGTAGAGCGTGCGTTCCACTTCCTTGGCTCATTGCCTGAAACAACAGTGGCTCGTCACCCATTAGCCCGTCAGATTTACCGCGCTGAATACAAGAACCGTTTAGATATTGCTCTTGCTACAAAGCGTTTAAACGAAGGCGATGCTGCTGAACTTACTGTAGATGAGATTAACAATCTACGCGGACAGGTCATTGAGGCTACACGCAAAGAAGTTAATAGCACACTCTTTACCATTATTCGCAAGTCATACGCAGGCGAAAAAATGCGTTTCATTATGCCGTTCTTTAACGCATGGGAAAACACTATCCGCCGTTGGTATGGACTTACTAAGGAAAATCCAGCAGTTGTCGCCCGTGCAGGACAGGTTATTTCTTCTCTGCGTAACCAGCCAAATGTGGTTGACCAAGATGGTAACCCAACTACTGAGTTTAGTTATGACAATAAGATTGTCCTACCTATGCCAGAAGGTGCGATTAAAACAATCAGCCTTATTCCAGGGTGGGGCAAGGGAATGGCAGAGGCAATGCGTTCATCTGGAACACAGATGTCTATTCCAATCCGAAGCCTTGACCTCTTGTTCCAAGGTGAAGCACTTGCGGGATTTGGTCCTATCGTAACTATCCCAGTTAATGAATTAGTTTTGATGAAGCCAGACCTAGAAGATATAGTCACATCAAGCGTGCTACCAGTTCTTCCATTTGGTCCACAAGGCTCCAGCAAAGATGTTATTCAAAGAATGGTAAGCCAACTGTTTCCACCTGCAGCACAGAAACTTATTTCTTTGCAGGGTCAAGATGAAGCATGGAGCCGTACATTCAACACTGTTTACCGCTATGAGTTAATTCGTTTTAACCTTGGCGAGCGCAATACGCTACCTGAACTAGGTGAGATTAAAAACTTGGCAGATAGCCTGTATAGAGTTAGGATTCTTTCTAACTTGGTAATGCCATTTGCTGCACAGTATGACTCAACTTTGAGTTTCTATACTCAACAGTTCCGCCGTTTGCAACAAGTTTATGGTGCAGATGCAGAGGCTTTATTCCTTGAGATGTACCCTGAAATGGGTCCTGCTTTAGTTAGCGCCTCATATAACCCAACTGGTGCTGTTGCATCACAGGCTGCATTTAAGAACATCCAGAAGTACGGTGGCTTGATTGGCAAGATTGGTCAGACTACACCTGAAATGATTGGCTTCTTAGTCAATGACCCTGATGGCAAGTATGACTTCTCAGAAGCAGTTTATGCATGGCAGTATGGCAATGCCCCTGTTCCTGGTTCTACAGAGAACTATCGTACTCGCCGTAACCCAGCAGACTTGAAGAAGGATGCTAATGTGAAGATGGGTTGGATTGAGTTCCGCAAGAACATGAACCTTCTTAACTCACAACTGTTTGCACAAGGCTACGAATCTTATAGTGAATCAGGTGCTGAGGAGTTGCAGGCTATTAAGCAGATGATGGTTGCTGACCTGACTAGTCGTAATAAAGATTGGGCTGTGGATTACTTTAGTGTAGACCGAGGTAAGTGGGTCTATCGTATGGACTCAATGCGTACAATGTTAAGCGACCCTACATGGATGAAAGAAAATGGTCAGCGCCAAGTAGTTCAGGCTATGGCTGTTTATCTAAATGTACGCACACAAATTGCACGAGAGTTGGCAAGCCGTAAAGCATACGGAATGGCATCAACTCTTGCGGCAAAAGACAATGCAGACCTTGATGGTTTGTGGAATAAGACAATCGCTCAACTACTTCAAGGCTCTGGTGAGTTTGAAGATTTCTATAACCGTTTCTTGCAAAATGACCCTGTGACTTTGGGATAGGACTATGGACGAAAAAGTAATATATCAGATACTTAAAAAAGAAAATCCTAGTTTTTCAGAGAGCAGACTTCGTGCTACCGCAAAACAAATTGCGGATAACCCAGAGATACTTGAAAGCATTACGCTTGGTGGTTTATTAAGCAAGGCTGCTGCAACAAAAATAGGCAAAGGACTCAAGGCTGTTGGTGGTCTTGCGGGAACTCTTGTTGCACGCCAACCAAGTGGAAAAGTTGCTAAAGGTAAAACAGCGCTTCGCGTTGGTGGAGTTGGCGCTGCTGGTTTAGGTGTTCAACAAGGATTCTTTGGCGGTGGAGACTCAACTGCACAAGAAGATGCAACTCCAGATGCAACGGCTCAGGTAAATATGATGCTGTCGTTAGCAACGGCTCAATCTCAAGGAGTTAATATTGAGGGCGTAGTGCAAAGTCCTGTTTTTCAGCAAATCATGAAAAATCCAAAATTTACTATTGGTTCACTTTTGAATAGTGGTACTGTTGATTTAGGTGAAGATAACGGTGTTTACACTGGAAAGTCTGTAAGTTCTGGTGGTCAATATGTAGGTTCACAATTTGTTCCTAATCCAAATAAAACATCTGTTCCATTAACAGAGTGGAAGAATCAGTTTCCTATTTCAGACCCAAAGGCTTTGGCTGCTTGGAAAGCAAAACTTGTATCTGCTGGTGTAGTTAGTGCAAGTGCAGGATTACCTGAACTTAAGAAACAATGGGAAGCCTGGGGAGAATACTCACAGGAGATGAATCGTCAGGGTAAGAAATTGACTCCTGACCAACTACTTGACATCCAGCGCGGACTATGGGGTGGTGGCGGTGGAGAAGATTATTCAACCAAGTACCAAGTCAACCTCCTTAAAGAAGAAAATGTTAAGGCTATGTACAAGGCTGCTAGAGAACAAGAGGCAGGTCTTATCGTAGGCGATGAGCAGGCTGCTGCATTTGCAGAGCGTATCAAGGCTCGTCAAATGGCAACACCTACAAAGACTGAGTACAAGAAGATTAAGGGCAAGATGACACCTGTGACTACACCAGGTTTCGGTGAAGCAGAGACTGCTGCTGCCGCATTAGAACTTGCTAAGAAGGACCCACTATACGCAGAATTCCAAACAGCAAATGTGTTTGGTTCAGCACTTGAGAAGGCATTGGGGGTTAGACCATAATGGCAGATGCAAAAACAGCACTGGCTAAACTCCAGAGAGGACAGACTTTAACAGCAGAAGAAAGAATACTGCTTGGCTTAGAGGCTGACCCGTTGGCTGGAGAAGAAGGCAATCTATCAACTCCATCAATGACAACTTGGATTGTCAACTTACTTAAGAATGTTCCTGAACTTAAGAATATCTACGATTCAATTCGCAACCCAGACGGTAGTTTCAATAGAACCGTTGATGCCATTGTAGATATGATTACCAGCAGTTCTTGGTACCTAGACAATGGACCAACTGTTGCTGCAAATATTGCTGCACGCTATAAGTTTGGTGAGAAGTACTACAACCAAAAGGTTGGTCAGTACAAGATTACTATTTCTGGTCTTGCTACAGCCATTGGTTTAGATGTTAATGACCCAACTGTTGCTGACTACCTAGAAGGTTTAGCAGAGACATCATTCCTTAATGGCTGGGATGAGGACTACATTGAGAATACAATCATCGGCAATGCTGACATTGTTAATAAAATCAGTGGCGGTGCTTACGAGAAGTCAGTACAAGACTTGGCTGAGTATGGACAACTTATGGGCTTTACCCTAAGCGATACAACTAGAAAAGATTACCAGCGCCGTCTTATTGGTCAAGTAACCGAAGGTGGGCTGCGCTCTCGTACGACACCAGACCAGATTAAAAAAGAGATTCGTGATAAGCAGGCTTTGCTTTATCCAATGTTTGCCGATGACTTTGCAGTAGGTCGTACCCTTTGGGATGTAACTGCATCACAGCGTAAGAAGTGGGCTGACCTTCTCGAACTAAACGAGGATGACCTTGACTGGAATGACCCACTATGGAAAGACGGAAAAATCTTTACTATGGTTGATGAGAAAACTGGCAAGGTAGTTGCTCGCCCAGCATGGGATGCTGAGAAACTTATCAAGGCAGATGAGCGTTGGCAGTTCACAGAAAATGCTACAAAAACTTACGATAAGTGGGGCACTGGAATCCTTACTAAATTTGGAATGGCGGCTATCTAATGGCTAGATTTAATCCAGACATAATGCAACTTGATGGCGACCAACCAACTCGGCGTATATTTGGTACTCAAACCGATACATCTAAAATAACAGATGCCGAAGTGAAGGCTGCTTCTATTGCTGCTGCAAGAGAACTAGCAGCAGTTCCTTATGCTGATTTGCCAGCCGAAGTAAAAAATGCTATGAGTACCACAGAAAAGCGTGAGTACATAACTGCTCAGCGTGAAGAAGAAATAAGACTTCGCAGAGAAGAAGCCGCTGCTGCTGACCCATTGAAGGACCCAACCCAACGCCCTGATGCTCAGACAAAGGGTGATAACGAATACATCATGTATTACAGTTGGGTCGGTGGGTATGAGACTGGTAACTGGAGATTAACTAGAGTTCCACGCAATGAAAAAAACCTTGAGGTTTATGGTGGTCGCCAAGTAGGTGGACCTACACGGGTTGAAGAAACTGGTAAAGTTTCAGATGCAAATACTCTGGTAATCCAACCAAGACCCAAGCGAAATAATGATGGAGTGATTATTGGTTGGGAAGTTGATGGCACTGATGCTATTGATTTAATTGGTACTGACGGCAGGGTTCCAGATGGTGCTGGCGGAAACAATGACAATACTGGTAATACAAATACTGGTACTCCTAATTTTAATAGACCTAGCGGAACAGGTGGCACAGGTGGCACAGGTGGCACAGGTGGTACTGGTGGTACTGGTGGTACTGGTGGTACAGGGGGCACAGGTACAAGAGGTCTTACTCAGGCAGATGTAGATGCAGCCGTTGCTAAAGCAGTTGCTGCTGCTACTGCACAAACTAATGCTTTAGTTGCTGAACAAAAAGCACAGGCTGCTGCTGCAGCATTTGCTACAAAGACAAAAGCATCTGACCGCCTCAAGGCAATGTTTGATGCAGTTGGCTTAGGAAGTCTTGCTGGCTTTATCAATAAGAGAATTATGGAAGATGCTTCTGAGGAAGCAGTGCTTCTTGAACTTTATGAACAACCAGAATATCAGTTGCGTTTTCCAGGTATGAAAGCATTACGCGCTAAAGGTAAAACTATTACCGAAGATGAGTACATTAAAAATGAAAAAGCGTTTGAAGCAACTGCTCGTTTCTTTGAAATCCCTGTAGGATTTTATGATACGCCTGATGACTTTGGAAAACTTATTGGAAATCTAGTTTCTCCAAAAGAATACCAAGACCGCTTGCAAGTAGGTCAGGATTTGTCTCGCTCCATGTCTCCAGGTGTCAAGTTGCAACTACAAGAACTTTACAATATTGGAGAAGGCGGCATTACAGCCTATGTTCTTGACCCAGATAGAGCATTAGCGATTCTCCAGAAGCAAGCAAAGTCTGCACAATTTATTGGCTTTGGTCGTGAAAAGGGCTTGAAGTTAGAAGGTATGACTGCTGCTCAGGCAGAACAGATTGTCGGAACAGAAGCCTACTCTAAACTATCAGCACAACAAATGCAGACAGCACTTGGTCAAGCAGCACAATTACGCAAAACTCAATCACGCCTTACAGGAATTGAAGGCGAAGTTTACAATGAGAATGAAGCGTTACAGGCTGTTATCGAAGGAAGCCCAGAAGCAATCCTTGCATCACAACAAAGAGCACAGCGTGAAGGCGCTCGCTTTGGTGGTGGTTCAGGAATTACTGGCTCATCACTTCGTTCAACACCAACAACAATATAAAAGAATCCCCACCGTGACCGACTAGCCCACGGGGGCGTACAAGTCTAGGAGCAATAGCCAATTTAGTTTCCCCGAACTTCATTGTGGATTGCGAATACAACTACTAACAAGGGAGATAGGCTGATGCCTACAAATTACCAGTTCGATGACGAAGATGACATTGACACATCAACAGATGTGGTGTCTCAACTCCGTAAGGTAAATCGTGCGCTTGAAAAGCGTGCAAAAGAACTAGAACAGGAGTTGAGTGGTCTTAAAACACAGACCCGTCAACGCACTGTCAAGGATGTATTACAGGCAAAGGGATTAAACCCAAAGATTGCAGTATTCATACCACAAGATGTAGATACCTCTGAGGAGGCTATTGCTGCATGGGTAGATGAATACGGAGATGTCTTTGGTGTACAGCCCGCTCAAACAAATGAAGCGCCAACACAAAAGGGTCCAGACCTCTCAGCACAACACCGTATGAACAATGTCGTATCAACTGGCTCAATGCCAAGTATTGATGAGGACATGTTCGCCAAGGTAGCAGGTGTAAAGAGTAAAGAGGACCTAGATGCACTCCTTGGACTTAACTAATAAACAAACATCAACCAATCACCAGGAGGTGAACACATGGCATATAACGACACTACCTCGATGGCGGGACTCGTCAAAACAGCGTATGACCGTTATGTAGAATTCGCACTTCGTGCCCAGCCAATGATTCGTGCAGTGGCTGACAAGCGCCCAGTGCAGCAGGCGATGCCAGGTTCAAGCGTTGTATTCTCACTTTACAATGACTTAGCACCAGCAACATCTGCTCTATCAGAGACATCAGATGTAGATGCAGTAGCACTACCAGATGTCAACACAGTTTCTGTAACTCTAAATGAGCAAGGAAACTCATCACTTACAACTCGCAAGTTAGAGTTGTTCTCACTTTCAGATGTTGACCCAGCAATCGCTGACATCATCGCATACAACATGGCAGACTCTTTGGATGTCATTGCCCAGACACCACTTCGTCAGGGACAGAATGTTATCTACTCAGGTACAGCAACATCAACAGCAACAATCACAGCAGGTATGACAATCACATCTGCTAACCTTCGTAAGGCAGTTGCTAAGTTGCGTACAAACAAGGCTGTTCCTCGTCAGGGAAGCCTATACTGGGCAGGTATTCACCCAGAAGTTTCACACGACCTTCGTGCTGAGACAGGCAATGTTGGATGGCGTGACATCCACACTCACACAGAGCAGTCACAGGGCAACCTATGGGCTGGCACAATCGGTACATACGAAGGTGCTTTCTATGTAGAAAACCCACGCATGTTCTCTGAGAAGGCTGGCGCTGACCAGACCGCTCTAGCAACAACTGCAGTAACAGTCGCTGGTACATCAGCAGGCTTTACATTTGGTGTTGCTTCAACAGCCGTCATTGCTTCTCGTGCAGAAGTTGGCGACAAGATTGCAGGAACAGGTATCGCTTCTGGTGCCAAGATTACTGCTATCACAACATCAGGTTCAACAACAACATTTACTGTTGACACAGCAAACACTGCTGCAGTTACAGTATCAACTGTTGTAACCGTTACACCAGTAACAGAAGTATTCGACACAATTCTCTGCGGTAAGCAGGCATTGGCGGAGGCTGTGGCTCAAGAGCCAGGCGTTGTTATTGGTAATGTGACTGACCGCTTGATGCGTTTCCGCCCAATCGGATGGTACGGCGTACTTGGTTTCGCCCGCTACCGTGAGGCTGCGCTATATCGCATTGAATCAGGCTCATCAATCGCTGCACTTTAATCGTGCGGGAGGGGTGGGGCGAAAGCCCTGCCCCTTCACTTATTAGTAAGGACAAACAATGACTCAGTATAAATTCACAACACCAACCGTTGAGGAAACTCCAATGGGTGAGGGAGTATTGTTTGAGCGTTATACCATCACACGAGGTGTCACTGTGATGAGACACAATGGTATCTACTCCTCTTACCGATACCCAAGTCAGACAGAAACCCTATCTGCACAAGAACTGTATATGGGTGGAACTGTCACTGTTATTGACCAGGCAACCGCTGATGCCCTAACAGCACAGGGATACGGCGCTTACATAGAGGCTATCTAATGAATTTACATCAAAGACAAACGCACCCTGTATATGTTGAAGGTTGCTTTGGATGCAAGGTTACAACACTTGAAATGGGAGTAGGCGATGCCAACTCTAAGGTAGCAATGTCTACAAGTAAGTGGGATGCAGAACTAAAAGCCTATAAGGATGCTCGTGCACAAGGTATTCAACCAGCAGGAACAACTATGGCAAAGGTTCAAGAAGCGGTAAGAATTTCCGACAAGGTTGGTAAAGCCTTTGACGGTAACACGGGAACATTCAAATAGGAGGAGCCATGGCTGCTAGAAAGAAACCAGCAAGTAACAAGGTGCAAAAGGTTCAGGTTATTGATGATAACTACTCACCTTTAGAGCAGTACTGCATAGCACTAAATGAATACTGGAAGGCGCTTAAGAAGGCAGGCTTCCCTGAGTCAATCTGCATGACACTTATCATGGATAGAGATTCATACCCTGATTGGATTCTTCCTAAGCCAATTAACCCAACCGATATACCACTGTTCGACCCCTACGAAGATGAAGATGAGGACTAATTATGTGCATTAAATGTGGATGCTACGGCTCAGTAAACCCCTACGGTGTAGGTGGTCGCGCACTAAACGCTGCTCCAGCAGAGGCGAACATTGCCTTGTATAACAACATCAAGATTGTTCGCATTGGCGAAGAAGGACCTATGGCAGAAAAGGATGACAAGAATGAAGAAAAGTACTCCTAAGAAAGATAAGGTTGCCAAGGTAATGGGTGAGTTTAAACGCGGAACCCTTAACGCAGGCAAAGACCCAAAGGGTTCAAAGAAGGCACCAGTAGTCAAGAACCGCAAGCAGGCAATCGCTATTGCATTGTCTCAGGCTGGCAAGGCTAAGAAGCGTGCCAAGTAAGAAAGATTCACGGTTGGCACGAGCAGGAGTGTCTGGCTTCAACAAGCCAAAGCGCACTCCTTCTCACCCAACTAAGTCACATGTTGTGGTTGCTAAAGAAGGCAGCCAAGTTAAGACCATTCGATTTGGTCAGCAGGGTGTAACTGGCGATAGAAAGCCAACAGCCCGTCAAGCATCATTCAAAGCCCGTCACGCTAAGAACATTGCCAAAGGCAAGATGTCTGCAGCGTACTGGGCAGACAAGGTGAAGTGGTGAAGAAGAAAGCATTTTGGGATACAAAGAATCCTAACAAGAAATCAAAACCTTTAACTGCATCTCAGAAGGCAAAGGCTAAGGCATCAGCAAAGAAGGCTGGTCGTCCGTATCCAAACCTTGTAGATAACGCAGCAGCAAAGCGAAAGGCTAAGTAATGGCAACAGGAGCAGCAGGAAGTTCATTAGCAGACGAACTCAATCGTCTTGCAAACGGTGGCACATATCCAGTAATGACAGCATACAAAGTAGAACAAGGTGCTGCTAACGCATGGGCTGGTACATCTGGTCTAGGTCTTATTGCTGCTCTTAATT